ATGATGATAATAATGTATTATATAAATTCAATTCAAGAGCCTGGACTCAATACGGTGTTCCTAAATTTAAACAGTAATATATTTCTTGTATGCTACTAAAAATTCAGTTAAATCTTGTTTCCACAATTGTTTACTACTCTTATCTTGTAGAGATTTAATAGATTGTATTAAGTCGTTAATATCTTTTGAAAGTTTTTTAATTTGTGTAAATGATCTGACATTAAGATTCAATAGATAATCATATGAATTCTTAACTGTATCAAATTTACATTCTTTCAATTTTTGAATCAAATCTTTTTCCGAAATATTATACAGATTAATTTTTCGTTCTCCAACCATTTCCAAAAAACGTTTTTTATTTTGTTTGAATTGCAACTCTTTTTTATATATAACTAACAAGGCATTTTTTCTCTTTTCATAATATTGTAATCTAATTTTACAAAAATAGGTCAGAATAGACGATATGGTATCATATTTTGTAATACGACACTCTTGATTAAACAATACTAAATTGGAAGTCTTAATTATTTTCTCTAATTTTAGTTTTTTACTATTCATTTTTTTATCCGTTTTAACAACAAACTTTACTTTATGTTTGGTAGAATAATTTTTAATACGTTTAATCTGTTTGTTCTCAATCATAGTCTCTAATTTATTTTTATATGTATCAGTCCATTCACCAACTGGTAATTCTGTTATCACAATATTCTTTTTCTCTTCTGTAAATGTTCCATAACTCGTATACGTATGTTCATCTACCTTAACCATTCTTCCTGTAAATTTATTATAATGAGGGGATAATGAAATATTTGTTTGATTATTTTTCTTATCACTGCTCAACCAATTCAATATATAATTTACAATATCTACAGGATTATGATTGGGTATATTTGTGGACCATCCACTTCCTATTCCTTTACAACCATTTACTAAAATCATAGGAATAATGGGTAGAAAAAATAGAGGTTCTATTTTTTGTCCATCATCATATTGATAATTTAGAATAGACTCATCTTCCTTTCTGTAAATTTTACTCAATATTGGATGAGCTCTTGTATAAATATACCTAGCACTGGCAGCATCTTTTCCACCATTATTTCTACATCCAAATTGACCCTTTTCTTCTAGATATGGTATATTATTACTACCAACAAATGATTGTGCTAGTTTAATAATAGTATCAAATAGACATTGTTCTCCATGATGATAATTTGTTTGCTCTGCAACATATCCACCCAATTGAGCCACTTTCATGGGTTTGGATTGAGATGTCAATCCTTTTTTAATGATTGCAAATAATATTTTTCTTTGAGAAGTCTTTAATCCATCTATAATATTGGGAATACTTCTTTCACAATCATATACTGAAAATGAACGAAGTCGTTTGTTTAAAAAATCTGTGATCGTTAGTGGATTAATATGATTATTCAAATTAATAACAGTATCTTTGGCATCGTATTCTGATAACCAAGTCTTACGAGAATCAGATTGTGTTTTATCAAATACTTTAACCATATTTTGTTGCGATTTTTCATCATTTACAAAATACACCATTTTTTTACCAAAACATTCTTTAATCTCTTTATCTGTGGACGTTCCCAATCCTTTGTAATATTTTATAGACAATTTAGTAATATCTAACTTTTCTACAAACCGTCTATACAATTCTTCTTGATAAAATATATGTTCTTTTCTATTATACTTTAATTTGATAATGGGTGTTTTCATAGAATACAAAAATGGTTTTTCTCTTTTTAACAAACTGGGATATAGTGTATGAATATTATTCAGTATAAGAGATGCAATATGCGTTCCGTCTTGATCAGCATCTGCAATAATAAGAACTCTACCATAATTCAGCGATTTAAATGCATCTTCTTTGGTATAATCTTTATTTTGTTGAAATCCACAAATCTGAATAATATCCACAATTTCTTTATTTCCGGTAATTTTTTTCACACTTGCATTTCTTACATTCAATAATTTTCCTTTCAATGCATAAATACCTATCCAATCTCTTCCTTTATATTCTTTCTTATCTATTGTAATACCAACACTTACACCAACAACTGCAAATGTTTTAGCAGATAATCCCTCACACAAAATCAATGTACAATCATTAGAATGTTTACCACCAGCATTATTAGCTCTATCCAACCCTTCAATTCTTTTGAAACGTTTTCTAGTTTCTGTCTTTTTCAAGGATACTAATTCTTTTCCTCTAATAATATCTTGAACTTTTTTCACAAATCCCCATTTCATTATGGTTTTTATGTGTTTGGGTAAAACGGTTGCTTTAATATTTGGTGAAACAAGTTTTCGTTTAGACTGATCACTGAAAACCGGGTTGGGCACTTTACAGTTAATAATCAATCTAAAATATTGTTTCAGATCTTTGGTATTGACATTCGGTTTATCCTTTTTATTAAACTTTTGAAGAAGTGGTTTAAATATAGCATCACTCCAAGCAGATACATGACATCCACCTTCCTTATTAATAACACCGTTTGTAAATGCAATTGCTTGAAATTCATTCAATTCATTTTCCATAAACATAACCTCACAATCATCAGTTTTTATGACTAGAGAATTTACAGTCTCGTTAGAATACAATTTACCATAATCCTTTAATGATTTTACAGGTAATTTAGTATCATTCAATATAACTGGTATTTGTGTAATCATTGCAATATCAACTACATATTTATGAAATAATCCAATAATATCTCTGGTATAATTTTTTAGTTTGAATTTTTCAAAATCGGGTATCCAACTAACTTTGGTATACCCTCTTTTCATTTTCTTTTTACGAATACTTGGTTTAGAAACAGTTTTCATATTATTACTCCATTCTTGACTGTATAATAACCCAGTAACAGTATCATATGTTTCTATTTTAAATTGTGTGGAGAATATATTTGTTAATTTTACACCCAATCCATTTCTACCACTTGTATATCTTTTTTCATTATCATTATAATTAGAGGATGTTCTCAAATTTCCAAATATAAGTTCTGGATTCCAAATATTTTGTTTACTTCTCTCAATTGGAATCGTTAATCCATCATTCCAAACACTCGTTTCTCCAGTTTTCTTGTCTATATTTATCATAATTTTTTTACAAGATACACCCGCTTCTTGACTTCTCCATACATTATCAACCGCATTTGATATCGGTTCAATAAATATACGTTTTAATCCATCGGGATATCTAACACTTGATTTTTGAATAATTTTATTATTTTTATAGATCCACTCATTATAAAATTGTTGAATTTTTATAGATCCTACATACATATCAGGCCTATGTAGAATATGTGATATAGGATCTTTTTGTTCATAAATAGGTCTTGTATTGGGCATTTTTTTTCATTTAGTAAATAAAAAATCGTAAATAATCAATTTTTAAAAAATTGATTATTTAATTATTATAAATAACATTGTGTAATAAATGTCTATTCCAAAGTTAATTAAAAAAAATACAAATAATACAACTGAATATAATAAATTGTTATATCAAGTGAGTTTTGACGAAAAGAAGGGATTGAAAGAAAATACTATCGTAAATTATATTAAAAAGAAACAATTTGGTTGGAATCATAAAATTTACAAACATATAAAAAAGGAATTGAATGAACAGTATGATTTTATGACCAAACCATTTGAAATTGAAGAAGGTGTATTAAAGTGTGGTAAATGTAATAGTAAAAAAACATTTTCATTTTCCAAACAAATAAGAAGTGCTGATGAAGGAACAACTGTATTTGCTCAATGTGCCGAATGTGGAAATCGTTGGACTATGTAATAGAGTGTATAAATTCCAAATATAATAATTGCATTTTAGTTATAAATATTTTTAGTTTTAATGTTACTATATCTATTTTTATTTTTGATATATGATAATTTTTTAATTGGTTCATTACATTATTGTAATGTAATGAATGCTCATAATGATAAATAATTTTTAACACATCACTACCTAATCTATTCATAACTTTATTATACAGATTTTTTTTAATTTTATATCATAATATTCTTTAATTTTTACTATAAACATTTTTATTTAACTACTTTTATTAACTACTTTTATTAACTACTTTTACTAACTACTTTTATTACCTACTTTTACCCCTAAAAATCAATTTAATAAATTATCTACCAGTGATACTATTTTTTCATCAAAATTCGAATATTTTTTAATGTGAGTTAGCATGAATTTTTTTGAAAAGGTTGAAAAACTTTTAGATAATGTTGAATTATCAGAAGTAAAACACAGATGCGGTCTGGGCGTATTATGTATTCTAAAATATTTATTTAATTCGGATGGATTATTGTTAATTAATCTCACAAATTGTCGAAAAATAATATATGGATATACAAATTTTTGTCGTAAAAATTTCTTAATAATATTGACATTTTTTTCATATTCTTTCTTATCTTGAATAATTTTAGTTGTAATATGTTTATTACAAAATTTATTGATGCAACTTAATTTATAAGAACTTTTATAATCTAAAAAAGAGTTAATTAATAATAATATATTTTTATCACATTTTTTAAGTGTATTACTCATTTATTATTTCAAATTTATATATTTTATATAAATTTGATAAGAAAAAATTATAAACGCAATTTACAAGACTGGGAAACCAAGAGCACCACCAGCAATTCTGACAATGTTGTTGTTAACAGCAGTTGTAAGGAATTCGTAAGAAACAGCACCACCAGCAGCGGCAGGGAATTGTGTAGAAGCTGCACCAGCTTCAGTGACTGCGAGAGCGGAAGGTTCAGGTTGAATGGAAACGTTGGTGAGTTTTCCGTAGTTGGTAGATCCCATAGGGTCAACAGCCTCTGCATGGAGGGAGTAAGAGTAAGCGTGGTATCCAGATTCAGTTGGAATAGATGGGAAGTGGTAGTATGGGTTGACAAGGGAGTAGAAATCAGATCCCATTTTGGATAGACGTTGGGTGTTTTCGTAAACAAGGGAGGTGAGGGAGATTGGATCAACATCGAATCCAGCTGGAACGGCTGGGACAGCTCCGATACCACCAGCAACAGCGGAACCAACCATGTAGTTGGAACGGTAACCAGCGTTGAGGTAGGTAGCTCTGTTTTTGTGTCTAACAGCGAAGTATAGACCTTTGACAGCGTGGGAGAAACGAATGTCGAAAGATGGGTTGCTGTTGGTGGCAGGGGTGAAACTTCCAACAGGAGCCATTTGGACTTGTTCAATAAGAATATCTCTTGGAGCGCAAGCCATTCTCTTTCTTTCATCGTTGGAAACAATGGCGTAGGTAGCCCAGACAGCAGCATCTAGGGAAGAGATAGATGTGGTGCTGGAAGGAGCAGCAGAAACAGAAGGAACATATTGACCGCCAACAAGGTCCCATAGACAGATAAGATCATTAAGAGCTCGGAACTTGAGTTTAATTCGCATATCATTATATGGAAGAGCGGCAGTTGGTAGAGCAACACCACTATCTCTGGTGTAGAAGAATGGAAGTGGAAGGTCGAGGTATTTGGCAGGTTTTGCAGTGTTAATGGTAGCTAGGGAAAGCATATCGGAGGTGTTTCCG